GAAGACAAATTTCAACAGCGTTATGATATGTTTTCAGATTGGCATAAGAGCATAACCACATACACCTACTATCAACTTGAACTCCCTTACAACAATGATTATATCGAGCACGGCCCTTTATTCCGATTTAAAAGGCGGAACACAAAAAATTCAGAAACGATTGCACCACGTACCCCATCTTCTAAAACTCCGCTCTCTTCGACGCAAAATAAACAAGCCTCGGATAGGAACAGTGCTACAAAGCGTTCCGGATTGGAGAAGAATGAACGTGTGGTTAAAGAATTAACAAAAGATGATGAGGAAGAGCAGGAAAGAATGCTGCGAGATATCAAGCTACAGGAAAAAATTCAGTTGTATAAAATGAAGGATAGGCTCGAATTGGAGAATAGAGAGTACGTTTTTAGACACCTTGACGTCATTCGTGGAATACATGATGGGACTAGTGCTTTAACTCTTGATAGGCTCAAACTTCTTGACCGTTTGAGTCAAATTTTGAAGTACAACCCCAGACAAATTTATGCATATTTCCATGTGTGCGAACCGCGTGCAGAACTTAAACTAAACGCAGACAGCATCGATAAGGATCTATACTACATGTTCAATCCACCGAAAACATTAAATTTAGATTGGTTTGACATTTTGCCGGAATATACATGTTCCAATCAGGCGTACATGAGATATATGCCAAATGTTGATGTACGATGGCTGAGTGATGAATATCTACAGATTCGGAAAAATATGGTGCAAAAATATAACAAAATCCATGCTACAAACAAAACAACCATTACGCTCACTAGCGTTATGAAAATGTACAAAGATAGAGAAGTGAGTCTAGCTGATACTCTTAAGTTCTTGATTTACAATGGATGTGTGAAAATGCATAGTCAGTTGACCTTCCAAGTCCGATATGGTAGTTATGAAAAGTTTTTGATGTTATTTTTATTCTTGCGGCAAACCTGTTGTGAAGCGGAATATTTCGTTAATATCACAGGAAATGTCAAAGGCAACGGATGTAATTCAAGTGATTCATTAAACACTTTACAAGTTATTGATATCTGCAAATCAGGCTTAGATCTAGTTGGTATCCAATATATTACTAGGATTATAAAGCATTATGTTGTTTTGCCATTTTCGTTTATTAATGAAAAAATTATTTACGATAATATTGATAAACCCATCTCCACACAATTGCCAATTGTTGTACTATCCCTTTTAAATCTATCTATGAATGAGTACTTGGGAGCTATTACAAAGGACGACGCGATATATGGGGCTAAATATATTTTATACTGCGCTCGTGAGAGTTTAAGTAACACACATTTGAATGTAAAAGGTAAAAGCCGTGGGTGGTACGATATGATTTTACGGGATACTAAACATTATGCAACACATACTTACAGTAAGGAAGGGAAATTGAGTGGTACTAGTTATTGTCAGACTGATGGAGATATACAATTCCCAGATGATAAGAGAACATTTATGGGGGAGATAAGTAAGATGGATATAGACAATCCCATAATTAAATTCGCGAACGATGTGTATTTGGCAAACCGAGCTATGAATGAACAGTTGAGCTCTCTCAAAAAACGTTCACATGGTAACATCTCACTATATGCATGCTATAAACGTGAAGTGTCAAAATACACGGAATGGCTAAGATATGTCTATTTAGCTATTATGACCATTACGAATCCTGGGATCTATCATAAGACTTCATTAGCGATAGAGTATTATAAGTCGTTGGGGATACAAGTAGTTGAAGGAATTAGATATCCGACAATTCTTGAAAAGTGGAATCTGGGCGGGGCTGACTGGTATGCGCATAAATACGATTGGTACAGCGTGAGTAAAGAATTAGGGATGTTGTATCATGAGTTTGTCTCCACATATAGCGATACGCTATTAGATCGCATGAGTAATAAAGACTATAACGAGTATTTTCTTCTTGCATTGACGCATAAGTCCGGTGGTGATAAGTTATCCCTTGACAATAAACAACTGGAAGCTTTATTTGGACAAGTTTCTAACACAAGATTTGCATCGTACGCACTCGAGTACTACAAATATGATGTCGTCGCTGAGTTTTGTAAACTGTTGCTTGCTGAGAAGAAGAACACTACTAGAGATCAAAACGATAGACGCGTGCGAATCATCACAATTGTGGTTAATGCTGTACAAGCTGGTGAGCTGCCATTTTTATATGCTTTTAACATATTGAAGTTTTTGATGAATGAAATAGCAGTTGGGAAACAAGTTGGCAACATGGTTGATGCCCTGAAACAGCTTTATGCTTCAGGGAATCCACACCTTGTGTGTAATAGTTCTGATATTGCGGGAATGGACGCCCATACCTTACCTGTAACGACTTTATTATATAGAAATGCCGTGTCTAATATTTTAGAGAATGACGGGTCCATGGCGGGTGGAGGTGTTGGTACTAGGACGATGAACTTTTTGTGTATGAACTCAGGACTGGTAACTATGCAGACAGTAAATGGAAATGGACAGAGGTATTTATCTGCAGCGTCTAAGATGATTGACGTGGTGAATGGTACTGAATCTCAAAATGCAATTTTAAAGGACGGGATGTTTGTAGATGAATTAAGTGTGAACAAAGACGTATTTGCATCAGGTTTATATGGAACAAGCGCGACCCACACTATTATGTTATCTGTGGTGCATAAAGTAGTTAAGAAAATGTATGATGCAAAATTTCCGGGTAATCATCTTGACGTATCTGTCTCGATTTTAGGGGATGACCAATTTGAGATCATGGATGGGTCTATTAGTGAGATTGATGCGTGGAGAAAAATGAAGAGCGAATTTATGCGCAACATTAACTATAAAGAAGAAGCAGTATTTTCCAGATTTTCGGGCGTCTTTCTGCAGCAAGCAGCTATGTTTGGAAGTATTGTCCCGTATCCAGCCAGGATATCCATGTTCGATGATGAGAGGTCTGAGAATATTTGGAGAATGCCTCATGAGAGTGTTTCACTTTTAATTGATCATGTGAGGAAATTAGCGCAAAGGTGTTACGGTTTTGAAAATTATGCGAGTGTCGCACGCAGCCTTTGGAATAGCATTCGATATACGAGGTTAAATTTAGATAGTGGCGTAAAACAGGTGGCTCAGAAATACGTCGCTACTATGAGTAAATATGATAGTGACCATACCATGAAGGACAGCCTGACTATAGAGGGTAATGAGTCGTATTTTAGATACCCATATCTACTCATTAATTGTAATCCTATCAGTTTACCTCTTCAGTTGATGTATATTGATAAATATGATCGAATTGTATTACCCCAGATGTCAACGGCGGTAAAAGGCGAGTTCGCGAAGCATGCACTAACAAAATGTTTTATACTTAGTGAAGGTTTAAACGAGGAGATAAATGATGAGAATGTTTTCATTCACAGAAGGAACAATCTTTTAATGACCGCAATTGACTGGCAAGAAAGAGCTAAATATGGGATTACCTTTGGTGAACATATTCTAAAATATAATCGCCAGGGACAACGCTTGGCAAAATTAAAACAAGATGAACAAAAAATGTCCATTATTAATTCTATAGCCTTGGACCTCAAGAATAAATTAAATACTGAGCGTTTATGGAAGTCGGTCAAAGCTAAGGCCAAATTGAAGATCGAATTTGGGGAGGTATTTCCGGGAATTGGAATGGGCTACGAGGAGGTTCCTAAGCAGCGGCTGTTACAGGCACTCATGACAGTGGAGGAAAATCCATTAGAAGCAGTTAATCTCGACTTCGACTTCTTTATGCATTTAACAAACTTCACGGTTATTCCTCGACAAGTCGGTGAATATGTTAGTACCTTGTTTCATGTGACCCCTCCCAAAAATTGTACTGATGCAATGATTATGAGTCGGTCTGGACTTATGAATTGGGAGTTATCCTTACTACCGTGCATGTATCGTGGTAGCGATATGGCGGTACTACTGCTATACAGTGAAGTGCCAGTGAATGACTTTAATGCTCAAAGTGCTAGCCGCATTAGTAAGATTAACTCTGAATTAACTAATAACGTCGAAGTTGAGACCGTAGTTCGAATAGGGATGGAATTATATTCAAAAAGGCACGATTCGGATGTTGTAATTGCGTTCGGGGAATTTATTGGATTGGGAATTGATATTGCAAATGAGTTAGCACTATTAGTAGTAGATACCTATAATCATGGGTTCAGTAACACTTATACATCTATATTCGATAAACCGATCTTCTTTTTTATTACTAGCACGAGCGACATTTGCTATCGGAATTGTAATATTAGTGCTTTAATGCCTGAGAAAAAACAGTTAATTAGATTTAAAAAACTACTGAGTCGTGATTTTATACATAGTTATTGTAAGTACTACATTGATGAGCGATTTAGCCATGAGTATATTAACACAGGCGATCTAATTAATGGCAACTATGATGAAGTCACCCTAAAACCTATACTTTTAAAACCCGAGTTAATATTATCAGTAATGAGTCAGTACCGAATGCAAAACAATTTTTTTAATCGTGGTATGATCTCTTAAGAAAAAAAATCTGTGCGTATTAAAACGCGACGTTGAAATGA